CCCGGGCCCGTGTAAAAACCACCGCCAAGCTGGCCAGCAGTGGTGAACGCTTTACCTGTGGGCGTCTGGTTCAGATCGCGCATCGGCAGGCGCTTTTCCACATCCTCAGAGGTGGGCAGCACGGTTTGCTCGTTAAAGCCGGGCAGCATGCGGATCAACGACTCAATGTCGCCAGGCGCACCAAGCACGCCGGAGACAGCGCCGCGCAGCGCGGACAGGGGAGCGTCGGCTGAGGCGCGGCGATCTTGCTGGGACTCAGGACGGCGACCAGCGGAGCGGTAACCAATAAACGGGCGGTTCAACTCATCCGCGCTGACCTCGCCGCCTTCGGCGTAAAGATTGGTTGTGCTCACAACATCTTCCGGTTGAAGCTCTGCGGCCAACGTGCGAAGCGGTCCTTGCTCGCCAGTGCCGAGGGTGCTGTGCCCATAGCGACGGCCAGATGCGGGATCTACAAGCACCATCTCCACATGCGGGTCAACCTTCTCACCGCGCCGGGCGGCTTGCTTCACGCGGTTGTTTGCGTAGGATTCAGCGGCGGCGCGTTGTGGCGTAACGTATACCAGCCCCGCGTCCTGCGCAGCCTTGGCAGCGTCGTAGTCTCCCGCATAGCCACGATACATACCTTGGAGCATTTTCTGCGGCGGGGCAGCTTCACGGGCTGCAGCCAGCGCGGCGGCTTCGGCAGCTGTGGGGGCTTGCCGAGCGAGGAGCTTGCTAAGGGCGGCGAGAACTGAAGTGCTGAGCGGCATGAGGGGTTACCATTTCGTTTTGTTGGCCCAGTACGCCGCACTCGACGGCCCCTTGGCGATGTTTGCACCATGGCGAGCCTTAAAGCTGTCGCGCTTTGCGGTGGTCGCAGAGGACTCACCCTCTTTGGGCTTGCCCGCCGTCTTGGCCCCCTGCTCGCCAAAACGGATCACCTTCTCGGTGCCGTCGAAGCAGGCCTTGACCACGTGGGATTTCTTGGGATGGTCCGGCGTGCGCTTGGGCTTGTTGCACGCCATGTCGGACTTCTTGAGCGGCTTGGTCACTTCGACTTCCTTGCCGCGCGCATGTTGTCGACCAGGTTGGGGTACGGGCGACCGGCCTTCTCGGCTGCGCGCTTGGCGCTGCTTTTGGCAGACGACGACAGGGCCTTGGGTTCGCCAAGGTCTTTCGGGCGGGACTTCGCCCAGACGGGCTTTGCGGGCTTAGGCGGCATAAGGGTTCGACCTTTCCTTTTTGTACTGTCTTGGCTCATCCACATCGTTTGCTTGTGGAAGCTCAAACCAGCCATCGTTTTTCAGAAAAATGACTGCCTGGGTAAACGTGTCCACGTAGTCATCGTGCTCTGCGACAGGAAACTTGGCAATCTGCTTCAGAAATGTGGCCGCCCAACTGACCGGTTGACCGGGGTTCTTGGATGACTCAGGAAGCCACAACAACCCCAACTCCAGCGTTGGCGCCGCTTGGTGCGCCCGAGAAACCTTGTCCGCTTGACCGGGATTGTAGCCAACGGCGGGAACTTTGGCCAACCTCAAGTCCTGCAGCAACGACTGCCCCGAGGCCTTGGCCTCCACCAGCAACCGATCCGGCCGCCTGCCCTTTGTTGGCATCCCCGCCTTGGCCGACTTATCGGCGCCGTACTCGCTGGTCCAGTCTCGGATAACACGGGAGCGCAAATCGGGGTAGGACAAATGCTCGTCCCAAGCGTCCAGCATCATTGCGTTGCGCTGGCCCCGGTGCGTAAACACCCCCCAAACCGTGCAGGCCGTTGGGTCGCCCGTGGTGCGCTCAGTAAACGCCGTGTCGTAGCTTTGCAGGATGTACTCGAACTGCGGCAGGCGAATGGCTGCCTGCCAGAGCTGAAAGTGGCTTGTGTCCAGAATGCCGCCCTCGGTGGGGGATGGGTCTTGCTGGAGCTGGCCCGATGTGCCGTAGGTGCCCAGCAGCTGCTTGAGCTTGGTGATCTCGGCCTCGCCAAAGCGGTCTGGGCAGATCAGCTCACCCTTGACCGTGCGTGGGTCATAGGGTCCAAGGACGGTGCGGCGCTTTTTCCCATCCCACTCGGCGGGGATGCAGATGTGCTCCCAGCCGCCAATGTCCTCGAGAATGTGGCCGCTGATGTCTTTTTCGTGCAGGCGCTGCATGACGGTGACCATGGCGTCGGTCTTGGGGTTGTTCAGGCGGGTGGACCAGACCATGTCAAACCACTCCAGCGCGGTCTCACGCATGGTGTCGGACTGGGCATCCTGCGCGCCGTGCGGGTCGTCAAGGATCAGGCGCGAGCCGCCCTCGCCCGTGGCGGTACCGCCCACCGATGTGGCGATGCGGTAGCCGGTCTTGTCGTTCTCGAAACGTTGCTTGGCGTTTTGGTCGCCCGAGAGCTCGAACATGTGTCCAAAACGCTCTTGGTACCAAGGCGACTGGATCAGGCGGCGGGCCTTCAGGTTGTCGCGGATGGACAGCGTGCCCGAGTAGGACGCGGCAAGAAACTTCTGCTCGGGCTGGGCGATCCACTCCCAAGCGCACCAGGCCACCGAAACGATGGTGGACTTGGAGTGCCGGGGCGGGATGTTGATCAGCAGCCGCTGAATGTCGCCAGAGCTCACAGCCTCTAAATGCTCGCAGATCTCCTCGATGTGCCAGCTGGGCACGAACGGGACGCCGGGCTCCATCACGTGCCAGGACTGCTTGACGAACTCGTAAAGCGAAGCGCCAGCTCTGCGCCGAGCCTGCTCCTTGGCAATCATGTCCAGCATGACCGCTGGTGAGATGGACGCGCTCATTGCAGCCGAATCTCGCCGCGCTCAAGCCGGTCGCGCTGGTCCATGGCGTTGTGCAGCATCACGTCTGGGTTGTCCTCGTGCGGCCTTGGGTGGCACCAGCACGCGCAACTCGCCTCGTGCTCGCGCCAGTCGCCAAGTGGGACGACGTGGCAAAACACCTGCTCATCGCCCGGGAAAACCGCTGAGGCAGTCATGCAGCGTTAATGGCCTCTTGCAGCAGGCGCACGGCATCGTGCTGAGCATTGACCACCACCCGGTTGGAGTGGCCCGTCTCGGCCAGAGCCTCGGACTGCGCCTGGCACTGCGCGGCAAACGTGTCCAGCAGCGCCAGGATGCGGGCGCGCTCGAAGGTGATCATGTCCTCGCCGTGCTGGCGCACCAAGTCCTCGGGGAACAGAGCCTGGAAGCGGCCGTCGTGGTCAAGCAGGGCGGGCAGGGGGGACTCGGCAAGGGTGGGTTTGGTAAGGGTCGTCATGGTGTTCAATCTGTGGTGGTGTTAGTTTTTTGCAACAACGCAAGCATCTGCGCCAGCTCGGAGTCGTTGAGGCCTTTGAGGTCCACACTGGACATGGAAATCGCAGCGCCGTCCTTGCCGGTGTGCTCGACCTTCTGCGTCTCGGACCACTTCATCTGCGTTTTGGTCCACCAGATCATGGCCGTGGTGTCGCCGCCCGTCGCCTTCTGGAACAGGGTGCGGCCGACTTGGCTGTTGGCCTTGGCCTTGCCCGACACCAGCTCGTCTTTGAAGTGGGCTGTCAAAGTTTCGACACTGATGCCTTTGCGCACCAGCACGGCGATCTGCTCAAGGGGTAGACCATACCCAGAAAGGGCCTCCACCTGCTTGCGTTCGGTCTCAGATGGCTCAAAAGCGGGCCTCCCTGCCCCCGGCATTGCCCCACCTGTTCCGGGCCTTGCACCCCCGTTTTTTCCGCGTTGCTTTTTTACAACCGGTTTTTCGTCAGTTTTTTTCATGAATCTCTCCTTTTTTACAGTGATTCGGTCTGTTTTTGTTATCAATCGGGCTTTTTCACCGGTTTGGCTTTGGAGGCCTTTGGTTTGTCAGCCTTGCCGACCTCGCTGCCGATCAGGCTGTTGGGGCTACGCTCGCCCATCACCTCGGTGAAGGACCGACCATCGACCTCCAAGTGGGCGTGTTTGCCGGTAAAAGCCTGCCAGCGCATCACGATCACGTCGCAGTATTTTGGATCCAACTCCATTAACCGCGCAATCCGTCCGTTTTTCTCAGCCGCAATCATGGTGGTGCCCGACCCGCCAAAGCTGTCGAGCACGATGTC